GGTAAAGAAAGGATTTGCTAAAATATAACGAAACATCGCGGTACACCTATATTTTATCATATTCACAAAAGTAATGGTTCTCTTCATCTACTGCGTATAGGTGAGTGCCCGGCAATAGTATGTGCATATTGTCGACGGTCTTGCGATTATCTGTGGAGTTGAAGCCCACAAAGAAATCACAAGCAAACTCAGCTATCAACGCGTTCTGCGTTGCAGACGCAGTAGAATAAATAGAAACAAGATTCTTGAACTTAGACTTGTTGAAGAAATGAACCTCATGATCTGGTAAAACCAAGATCATATCGGACTGAAGAATTGCACCTTCAGTAACAATAGGTTCGGGTCGCTCTTCTTCAGACTCGTCCAAATCGGGATCTTTGGCGTTGACTACTTCTATGAAATTTCCTGGTTGACCATGATTTGATTCGATGGCTGAAACAGATTGCAATCCCAAGCGCGAAAGAAAAGACATGGTTCACCTAATACCTTCCCTTGAGAATGTATGAACCCTTGAAAGTCAACATGAAACGGTCTGCATCTGCGACCTTGTCAACTACGGAAGACTCGGTGAAACAATAGAAGAAGACAGGGCGACTGCCATCGCCATAAGGCGACTTCAGGATATCTTGCATGGTGTTGTCAAACATGCAAGGAATATCAGTACGTACGGAACCTGGGTCACCAGTACCACCATACGTGACGTCAATAGCGCCGTGAAGTGCTACCATTTCTTCCACAGTCTCTGGAGTCTTCATCTCCGCAGCGCCCCATCCGCCGTAGAAGGAACACATGCGTCCGTAGACGCCAGCTCTAGGTGCGAGACGCACTTTGAGTTGTTTCCATATAGCTACCGGGTGGAAAGCTAGTAGTGCCTTGGCGGATTTGTTTTCCCAAGGCTCGAACCGCATAACTTTACCGAACTCAGTGCTGAGTGTTGTCGCGGTTTTGAGCTGTAAAGCCGCGGAGAACTTGTAGTCCTCGACAGTCCCGTACTGTTGGATCAATGATTCTGCAAAGGGAGTAGGCATGATGAAAGTGAGCAGACCGGACGCTTGTAAGAAGGCGCGTTGAGTACCAAGTCAACGTAAATCCGGGGTGTTTGCACCTTAAGCCTATCGTCATTTAAGACCGATAATAGACCGACAGCCGCATCCGTCCTCTCGAGCCGGTCAGCCTACCCGAAGGCAGGACTGCCGCTACGGCCCACATGCGATGCATGCTTCCCGTTGCAATAGGGGATTACTCCCGTATGGCCGACGCTGTCTTGCCGCAATAGCGACTACCCAAAAGATGAGGGGCCTTTTCGGCTGGGTTTTGGACTATTCCAGTGCTGCTCAAGCGACGCGGTTTATCTCTCGATATTCCACCGGTTTCGCTGGAATCCTCTCTCTGCCGCGGTCTCGTACGCGTAGACGGCTAAATTTAAGTCGATAGCTAGACGATTTGGGTTTAATCGAAATCTTGAATGATTATATCCCTGGACGTTGTATCTTTCCAAGTGATAGTACGTTTGCCTGCGGCTGTGTGTACCGTTATGGTGTTAGGCACCACAGCCACTGCATGATCTTCATAGACAACGACAAAGGAACGAGTGAACTTGCGGCGGCTCATGAGTTCCAATAAGCGATCACGCGAACGGTTCGCCCATTGTTGGTTGATGATCATTATAGGGACCTTGTTGTCCCGACATGCTACGATGGCATCCGATTGAGATATTGGACCTCTGAAGCGTGCTACTGCATTAATCGCAGCAACATTGTCCCTGACACAACTTGCCAAGGCATACCCAAAACATCCACCATCTCTTTGCCTGATGGTGAAATGGTGTGGTTCCTCAGTTTTCAAGCTTGCCGGCAAATCAGCAAACGAAGTTCGACTGACGCTCAGCGCGCGTGTCCACATATCAAATATGACGCGAGCATCACCGCCCCACACACGTACGCGAGCTTCGGCATAAGCTTGTAAGCCATGCGCGGCTGAAATACGCTCAATTCGTTTAGCATCGGCTTGCACGCCCGCATGCTGGATTGAATTGCGCTTTCTGAAAGCGTACTTGAGTATCGTGCGTAACGCTTTGTAGACAAAAACCTGATTAGGCAGCGCTGCGCGCGAGATGAAAGTCACCCCCTCCTGGCGCTTCGAACGCTCCTCAGCCTTCCAGCGTAAGCCTTTGTTTGCCATGGTCTGGTCATTGATACCATCACCACGCCAA